GGAAGGATGGTGTGAGATGATGAAGAAGCCCATGTCCCCCAAGATGCCCCCCAAGGCGAAGGACAAAAAAGAACTCCCGCCCTTCATGAAGAAGGACGCCAAAGCCAAGCCCAAGAAGATGATGGGCGGCGGTAGCTGCAAGTGAGGTAGCGATGCGTACCACCTACACCGGCCCGGTTAAGAACCGTGGCACGACCAAGAGTGGCAAGGCGAACGTCAGCCGCGAGGAACTCGCGGACTTCAAGCGCAAGTACGGCGCAGACAAAACGCTGCGGGATCTGCTGAACGCAGACCGCACGGGCAAGACTCCGCCTTCGGAAAAGTCTCCGCTTGCGCGAGGTCCGCAGGGAGCCAGCATGGCCCCTTCTCGTACCGGACGTGCCGAAATTCCCAAGGGCACAGGCGGTGCCAAGGCACCCGCCGCTTCGACCGAGCGTCGGATGAGCCCGTTGGAGATGGGACTGCTGACCACGTCGGGCGCACTTGCTGCGCCGTTGGCTGTTCGGGGGGCTATGAAGGCGGCTCCGAAGGTTGCTGGTATGGCGTCGAAGGCAGGCGAAGCTGCCAAGGGCGCAGCATCGAAGGCGGGCGAAGCCGTCAAGGGCGCAGCATCGAAGGCGGGCGAAGCCGTCAAGGGCGCAATGTCCAAGGCGGGCGAAGCTGCCAAGGGTGCGGCATCGAAGGCGAGCGAAGCGGCCAAGGGCGCAATGGAACGTCGCGCAGCGGCCAAAGCTGCTCCTGAACGCAAGGAACCTTCCTCGCTGTACCCCGAGCCGCCCAAGACGGGCGGAGTGTTTCGCAGTGCACGGGAGCCTGCACCGCCCAAACCACGAGTCAAGGTTGAGGGCACCAAAGGTGGGGTCTACCGTTCTGAAACGCCGAAGGCGTCGTCCGAGAAGCCCAGTTTCCGTAGTCGCACCGCTGATCGGGCTGATGAACGCATGGCGGGCTTCAAGAAGGGCGGCATGACCAAGGGCGGCGGGTGCGAGACTCGCGGCAAGAAGGCACGGTACATATGAAGGCCAGCAGGGGCATGGGGTGTATCCGCCCCGAACTGATCAAGTCCCGGGCTCGGGCCCCGGGATATGTTAAGGGCGGCGAAGCAAAGTCGACCCCCAAGAACGCCTCCTTGTGGTCCCAGGTCAAGTCTGAGGCCAAGAGCAAGTTCGACGTGTACCCGAGCGCCTACGCCAACGCGTGGGCCGCGAAGGAGTACAAGAAGCGTGGGGGGTCTTGGGGCGGTGCTGACAACCGGGTGAAGCGTGGCTAAGAGCGGGCTCGGCAAGTGGTTCGGCGAGAAGTGGGTCGACGTGAAGACGGGCAAGGCCTGTGGTCGCTCAGGGGAGGAGAAGTCCTCCCGCGCCTACCCCGCATGCCGCCCCGCCAAAGCGGCGAGTAAGCTCTCCACTGCCCAGCGCAAGACGATGGCGCAGCGCAAAACGGGACCTGCTAGGCAATCCTGGCCGGTGAGTCCTTCGGGGAAGAAACGGAGTGCATGATGGCGAAGAACTGGATCAAAGGAGCCATAAAGGCCCCTGGTTCCCTGCGCAAATCCCTTGGTGTCAAGGAAGGCGAGAAGATCCCCGCCAAGAAACTCGCCGCAGCAGCCAAGGCTCCCGGTAAGATGGGCCAGCGTGCGCGTCTGGCGCAGACGCTGAAGAAACTCCACAAATAACCCCCTACCGACATGACTACCTCCGGCACCACCACTTTTAACCTCGATTTGAACGACGCGGTCGAGGAAGCCTTCGAGCGCTGTGGTGCTGAACTACGCACGGGCTATGACCTACGTACGGCAAGAAGGAGTCTTAATCTCCTCTTTAGCGACTGGGCGAACCGAGGGGTGAACCTCTGGACGGTGAGCCAAGACGTCATCAACCTGACGCAGGGCACCAACACCTACAACCTACCTGACGCCACTGTCGACCTCCTCGAACACGTCATTAGGACCGGTGCAGGCAACGTTTCAACGCAGGTCGATCTGACGATCACGCGCATCAGCGTCAGCACCTACTCCAGCATCCCCAACAAGCTCCAGCAGGCGCGGCCCATTCAGGTCTGGATCAACAGACAGGCTCCGACGCCTCAGATCACCGTGTGGCCCACGCCCGACCAGACGGGCGTCTACCAGTTCGTCTACTGGTACCTCCGGCGCATTCAGGACGCGGGTGCAGGCGGTGGCTACACGCAGGACATCCCCTTCCGCTTCCTTCCGTGCTTGGTCTCCGGGCTGGCGTACTACTTGGCACTGAAGATCCCCGGCGCTATTGACCGCTTGCCGGTGCTGAAGGAGCAGTACGACGCGGATTGGCGAAACGCTGCGGAAGAAGATAGAGAAAAGGCATCTGTAAGATTTGTGCCCAGACATATGTTCATTGCTTAATGTCTAAAATGCTTACGTGTTCTAAATGCGGAATTGGAAAATCTTTGGAGTTATTTCCAAAGAAAGGTCGCTGCTGTAAGGCATGTAAAGCTATTCTGGACGCAGCGTATACAGCAAAAAACAAAGACAAAATACAAGCACGTAAAAATGAATGGCAGCGTAATGCCAGAGCAGAAGCACGTCTAATCAATCCCCGCGCAGTGTCTACTCTTCAAAAGGCTAAAGACGCTGGGTATACACTTTACAACACAGGCAAACCCTGTCCACAAGGGCATATTGCGGATCGTCTGGTAAGCAACCGCGCATGCGTTGAGTGTCAAAGACTTCGTGCGCTAGCGTATAAGGAGCAGCACCGCGAAGAGCTTCTTCCAAAGAAAAGGGCCTACGCAAAAATGCGTAATGAGGATGCCCACGAAACGGTGCGCGCTATAGCAAAACGCGCCTATGACTCCCGTACAGAAGAACAGCGTAGAAAAGATAGCGAGAATGCAAAAAAGTGGCGGATAAAAAACAAAGGGCGCGTACTTGCATGGACGAGGAACCGGCAGCTTGCAAAAAAGCAACGCACTCCTGCGTGGCTAACAGCGTCTGACAAACTTAAAATTGAGCATTTGTATTCGATTGCAGCTACACTGACGCGTACTAGCAGTGAGTCTTGGCATGTCGATCATATAATACCTTTACAAGGTGAGAGCGTTTCGGGCCTTCACGTCCCCTCAAATCTACGTGTGTTACGCGGCAAAGAAAATGCCCGTAAACGTAACAAGTTTGAGGTGACAGATGTCTAACCGCTTCGCTAATGGACGTAAAAGCTACGGATTTTGTGATCTGTGCGGTTTTAGGTACGACTTAAAGAAGCTAAAAAACCTCGTCGTCAAGACAAAAGAGACACAGATCAAGGCATGTCCGCAGTGTTGGACGCCGGATCAGCCGCAGTTGCAACTAGGCCTTTACCCGATTGCAGACCCACAGGCTATCCGTAACCCACGCCCGGACACGAACACTTGGTTCCAGTCCGGTGTCAACGCCATCGGCAACGTCAGTGAAGGGATGCTGGTCATTCAGTGGGGGTGGAACCCTATTGGCGGTGCACGAGATTTCACCGATCCGCTCACGCCAAATCTCTTGGTTGGAGTCGGACAAGTTGGTACAGTAACGGTCGTGTGACCGAAGGAGTTCGCGATGAAAAAGTCCATGTCCCCCAAGGAAGCCGTGCACAAGCACGAGGCGGCAATGCACCCGGGCAAGCCCAAGACCAAGCTCGCCAAGGGTGGTGTCACCACGCAGGCTGCTCAGCAGATGGGCCGCAACATGGCCCGTGTGGCCAACCAAGGCGCTGTCGGGCGCAAGATGAAGGGGTGAGCCATGATGAAGGCCAAACGCGTCCCTACGCCGTCGCTGGACGACGCTGAGCGCACTCCCCCGCGCCTTGTGGTCGGCGCTGCCGCCACGGCCCCCTGCCCCCCTGCCAAGACCTCCGGGATCAAGGTGCGCGGTACCGGTGCGGCCACCAAGGGCACGATGGCCCGAGGACCGATGGCGTAAGCCATGAACTACGCCGCGCTCAAGGTCGCCGTTGAGGATTCGACTGAGAACACGTTCTCAGCGACGGACTTCGCCACGCTCACCAAGCTGGCTGAGCAGAAGATCTACAACAGCGTCCAACTTCCGAATCTGCGGAAGAACGTCACCACCCCGCTGGTGCCGGGTACGCCGTACATGACGGCTCCGCTGGATCTTCTGTCGGTCTTCAGTCTCGCGGTGATCACCAGCACCGGTGCGTATGAGTACCTCCTTGACAAGGATGTGAACTTCATCAGGGAGTCGTACCCCAACCCGGCCACCACCGGCACGCCACGGTACTACGCACTGTTCGGTACTGACAACACGGACCCGAAAGAGTTGGTGTTCATCCTTGGTCCGACACCCGGTGCTGCATTGACGCTTGAGCTGCACTACTTCGGCTACCCGGAGAGCATCGTCACGGCCAGCAACACGTGGCTGGGTGACAACTTTGACTCAGTGCTGTTCAACGCAGTCATGGTCGAGGCTGCTCGGTTCATGAAGGCTGAAGCGGACATCGTGACGATGTACCAGAACCAGTTCAATGAGTCGTTCCTGCTGCTTAAGAACTTGGGTGACGGAAAGAACCGCATGGACGCGTACCGCAGTGGGCAAGTACGGAATCCGGTGAAGTAAGGCGACGCTATGGCAATCCTCCAAGGCATGTGTTCGTCGTTCAAGCAGGAGTCTTGGTTGGGTATCCACGACCTCGACACGGACACACTCAAGCTCGCGCTCTACACGGCTGCGGCTGATCTAAGCCAAGCGACGACGGTTTACACCACTTCTGGTGAGGTTGTTGGTACGGGTTACGTTGCAGGGGGTGAGACGTTGGTTAACGTCCAAGTCCTCCTCTCTGGCACCACTGCCTACGTCACGTTCAATAATCCGGTCTGGACCGGTGCGTCTTTTGTCTGCCGGGGTGGGCTGATCTACAACGCCAGCAAGGCCAATCGCGCTATCGCAGTGCTGGATTTTGGCGCGGACAAGACAGCCAACGGCACGTTCCCCATTCAACTACCTGCGGCCACAGCCGCAGCGGCGCTTCTGCGCTTCGCTTGACATGTCGTGGACGCCGGTCAACACCTCTCTGTCTCCAACGTGGAATACAGTTCCAACGGATACGTTCTACACGTATTTTTTGTTGTTGGAAGACGGAGGAAACATTCTCTTGGAGGACGGGTCAAAACTGGTGTCGTACTACCAACAACCCTTGTGGCCTTCTATAACCATCCCGTCTAGTGGGCCTTGGGTACCGGTGTGAACCTATGAATTTCGACGCAGCATTCGACGTTCTCCTCAAGCACGAGGGCGGTTTTTCTGATCACGCCGCTGATCCGGGCGGCAAGACTCGCTACGGCATCACCGAGGCTGTGGCACGCAGGGTGGGCTACCGGGGCGACATGCGCGAGCTGCCGCTTGATCTGGCCAAGCGCATCTACCGCGAGGACTACTGGAACGCTGTCCGTGCCGAGCAACTGCCCCCTGCGGTCCGCTACGCCGTCTTCGACGCTGCGGTGAACTCAGGCCCCGCGCAGTCTGTCCGCTGGCTACAGCGGGCCCTTGGCGTGACGGACGACGGTGTCATCGGCCCCCAGACCCTGTCTGCGGCCAACCAAGCCAACCCCGACGCGCTTCGCGCCCGCCTCGTGGCCCAGCGCCTGCGCTTCATGACCAACCTTGACACCTTCGGCAGTTTCGGTCGTGGGTGGGCTCGTCGCTGCTGTGACATCCTGACCATGTGAGGCCGCTATGACCGCTCTCGCCGTCGCGTTGCTGCTTGCCGCAGCCCCGGTCCCTGTGGCCGAGTATCGTGAAGGTGATGCGCGGGTCGAGTTGTACGCCGAGGTGGGCCCCTGCGTAAGTAACGCCCGGTGGGCGGTGTTCCTCCAAGGCCCGGTACGCGTGCCGGGGTGCTGGATTCTGATGGAAGACTCTGTTCAAATCGCGTGGTTGGACGGTGATTTCACCAGAGTGCCAGCACGTGTGTTTCGCAAACCGGAGGTCCTATGAACCCGCTCTTTCTCGGCCCCATCCTTGAGGTGGGAAAGACGCTCCTTGATCGGTTCGTCCCCGACCCCGAAAAGCGCCGTGAGGCAGAGGCTGAGTTCCTCAAGCAGGCGATGGATGGGGAGTTGAAGCAAGTCATTGCCCAATTGGAAATCAACGCCAAAGAGGCGCTCCATCCGTCGGTGTGGGTTGCGGGGTGGAGACCGTTCGTGGGCTGGGTCGGTGGCCTGGGTTTGATGTACGCCACGCTTGGTCAGCCGGTGCTGACTTGGGTGGGTTCTATCCACGGCTGGCCTGCACCTCCTACGGTCGAGACTGATCTTTTGTGGGTCGTCCTCTCCGGCATGCTTGGCATTGGTGGTTTGAGGACCTACGAAAAGGCTAAAGGCGTAGCCACAAAGTAACTATCATGCCGCTGAGAGCACTACGTATCAAGCCCGGGGTGTTCCGGGAAAACACTCGCTACTCAGCGGAGGGGCGGTGGTATTTCTCTGACAAAGTACGCTTCCGCTCGGGCCAGCCCGAAAAGATTGGCGGCTGGGTGCGGAACACGGTCAGCACGTTTTTAGGAGTGTGCACGTCACTGTTTCCGTGGGTCACCAACGCAGCAAACACGGTGCTTGGGGTCATGACCAGCACGCGTCAATACGTCTATGACAACGGTGTGTTTGTTGACATAAGCCCTGTTAGGTACACGGCGGGACCGTTGGTCAACGCCATTACAGCTACGCCTGGTTCCTCTGTTATCACAATAGCGACTCAGCTACTACCCCAAGTACCTGAATGGGCGGGGTCTTGGATAGAAATTAGCGATGCTGTTGGACTGGGTGGCAACATTACCGCTGCGGTTCTCAATAAAAAACACACGATTGACAGTATTGTCAATCTAACTTCAAGCATTATTGCTATTGATGTGGGTGTTGTAGCTAACGCTAGCGATACAGGTAATGGCGGAACAGCAACTCTCACCAAGTTTTTTGAACCTGCGTGGACCAACTACTACAGCCAGTCCAACTTTGGTCAAGACCTGCTATTCGGGCGTAGCGGCGGTGCCTTGTGCGCGTTTGATGGTTCTCTGGCATGGCTGATCCCCAACAACGTTGTCACGATTTCTATCGCGTCCCCAGCGGTTGTGACCACCGCAGTAGCGAGCCCGCCTGGGGTGTTTTTGAACCCCGCGTCCGGGCGCGTTGCTGTAGTGTTTGAGACCACCGGTGCGTTGCCTACGGGCTTGGTGGCGGGGACCACGTACTACATGGAGCCGGTTTCGTCTTCTGGAGGTACGACGTCTTTGCTGTTCCCGACAGCCGACAGCACGGTGCCAATCAACACCAGTGGCACTCAGTCAGGGGTGCACAGCATCGTTCTCCGTGCGATAACAACTCCGATCGTTCGGCAAAATTTCCTCATCGTTTCTGACGCTAGTCGGTTTGTCATCGTTTTTGGATGCAATGATTTTGCGGATGACAACGTGTGGCCCGGCCCGGTCTTCAACGACCCGATGCTGATTCGTTGGTCGGATCAGGAAAGCTACACAGATTGGACGCAAACTACTACAAATCAAGCCGGTAGTGTCAGACTGTCTAGAGGCTCCCGTATCGAGGCGGTTGCTCAGGTACGGCAAGAGATCCTCGTCTGGACAGACACGTCCTTGTACTCCCTTCAATATCTTGGACCCCCAGTAGTCTGGTCTCCGCAGATCCTTGCGGATAACATCTCGATTGTTAGTGGACGAGCGTGGGCAGTTGCCGCAGGTGTCACATACTGGATGGGGCTGGAGAAGTTCTACATATTCGATGGGCGTACCCAAACGCTCCCTTGCGACCTTCGCCAGTACATCTTCAACGACTTCAACTTCAACAAAATTTCTGACGTTTTTGCCTCGACTATCGAGCAATTCAATGAGGTCTGGTGGTTCTACTGTTCCGCTGACTCTCAGACCATCAATCGGTACGTGGTTTACAACTACCTTGAACAGATCTGGTACTACGGTACGATGGAACGCAGTGCGTGGATTGATGCTAGCGTGTTCTCGGACGTGCCTCTTGCAGCCGACTACAGTGGGCGACTGTTGAACCATGAGACCGGTTGTGATGATGACTCGACGGGCACCCCACAGCCTATCAATTCCTACATCACGTCGTCTGAATTTGACATCGAAGACGGGCACAATTTCTCGTTCATCTGGCGGGTGCTTCCTGATATCACCTTCTCAGGGTCCACGACTGTTGCACCTGCGCAGCCTAGCGTCCAGTTCTCGCTGCTGACTTTGCAAAACTCCGGTTCAGGCTACACGCGGGGGATTGACCCAGTGGCTACTGAATCGACTGACATGTCCGTTGCGGGGGACAGCAGCTTGCCTGTGACGCGGGTTGTGACGACCACGGTTGAGCGCTTCACCCAGCAGATCAACACACGAGTGCGTGCTAGGCAGATGTCTTTGAAGGTCGCTTCCAGTGATTTGGGGGTCCAGTGGCAACTTGGTACGCCACGGATTGATCTTCGCCCCGACGGACGGAAGTCATGAGCATCCTGTCTGTCATCAAGCGATTTACTGCTCCAGCACTTCCATTTGCTGGGCGCGAGTATGATCAGAAGTATTTCAACCAGCTTCTCAGCATACTTCGTATCTACTTCAACCAACTTGACAACTTATTGGGGCAGCTTGTGGACGGAACCGCTGGAGGAGATGTCAGGTTCTATGGTACCGCACTGGACGCTTTCGGTCGCGCCCGGTTCAGCCAACCATACACGCTGTTTGACAGCCAAAACCGCTACGGCCTAGACGATCAATTTGACAGTAGTAATACGGGCAATGGACAGGTCCCGTCACTGATTACCAACGAATCTACGGTTCAGATGCGTATCACCAGCGGTGCTGCTGGGTCCGTTATCCGTCAAACTTTTCGTTCGTTCTCATACCAACCGGGCAAGAGCCTCTTGTTCATGGCAACTTTTGTCATGGACAGCAATACCAGTAGTGAATTGACGCAGCGCGTTGGGTACTTCAATACAGATAACGGAGTTTTCCTACAGCGCGTTGGGTCTACTGTATCTTTTGTCTTGCGTACCAACACTTCTGGTACCCCCAGTGATGCGCGTACAGTTGATCAAGCGGACTGGAATGTGGACAAGATGGACGGCACTGGCCCATCTGCCTACACCTTGGATCTTGCCGACGCGCAGATTTTCTGGGCTGACTTTGAATGGCTAGGCGTTGGTTCCGTGCGATGTGGTTTTGTCATTAACGGCGAATTGATTATATGCCATACCTTCCATAACGCAAATATTATCGACAAAGTCTACATGACCACGGCTATTCTGCCCGTGCGTTACGAGATTGTTGCTTCGGCGAGCATTACAGGGGGCGCGACTCTTAAGCAAATCTGCTCGACGGTGATCTCTGAAGGTGGGTACCAGAAAAAAGTAGCGAATAATGTCGCACTTATAGACAGTAGTTATCTATTACCGATCTCGGTTGCAATCGCTGATAATTGGGTACCGTTGGTATCAATCCGACTGAGCACAACCCGTACTGGCGCAGTAGTCATCCCTGCCAACTTCTCTGTATTGTGCACGACTACACCGGCTGACTACGAGATTGCGCTCATAAAAAATCCGGTCTTTTCATCTGCACCCACTTTTAGCACCACAGGCAATCTCAATGTTCAGTACGCCATAGACGGGGTTATCGATTACGGCGGTACACCTTTGACGGCGTATGTCTACCATACTTTTGCTTCTGGTTCCAACCAAAGCGGCGGTGCTGTCGGAGTAGAAGGGGACTACAACTGGGATCTTCAGCTCGGCGCTGACATCAGCGGTACTCCCACAGTCTTTACTCTTGCTGTAAGAGCTATTTCTGGCACCGAGAGCTTCTATGGCTCCCTGTCGTTCTGGGACTTGACGTGAGGACACTATGAGTGATCCATTTTCTGGTTTCGCTGAGTACGCGGATTCGCCTAACGTAGGGTCGGCGTATAGCGACAGCAACGCAAGTACCGGGTCTGATCCTGTCAACGATCCGTTCTCTTACTACGACCCTGCTACAGGTGGGTACACCACCGGACCGACTGAAAGTCCCAGCACCGAAGGCGACTACGGAGCCGCAGTCTTCAGCGCCATCGACAAGGTAGCCGCTGGACAACCGCTTAGCGCAACCGAACTGTATGCTCTTTCTACTGCCGGTTTGGGTGGTATGGTCCTTGGGGACGGGCAGACAGTAGACTCCACGTTAGAGGCCCAACAGTCCCTTATAGCTGGATTCTCGTTTGATCCCACGGGAGCACGTGTTGGTTCTGCCCTGCCGCCTGCCCCTGCGCCAGTTGACGACTCTGGCGTTGGTGGTGTATCCCCCGAAGAATTTGAGTTCAACGATCGCACTAGTGACTACGGGGTACCTTTGGCTTCCGAGGGTGTTCCGCCAGTTGATGAGTCGGGGCCTGGAGGTATCGCCGTCGGCGAAGAGCGCACTGGTGATTACGGACCTTCCATCGAATCTGAACCAAGTCAGCCTAGAAGTGGTGGGTTCTTTGGTCGACGTAGCGGGTTTGGTCGCGTTTCGGATCCTGCGCCGGTAACCCCCAAGGAAGTTGAGGACCTACCGGAAGAAGAGGAGGCCGAGTTTCAGCCGGTCCTGTCTCCTCCGTACGGACAGCTTTC